TCAAAGATGTTCGCAGATGACGTTTCGTACACAGGCACATCTTCCCAACGAATGTCGGAAGTGCCATTCAAGCGAACGACCAGAGTCAGATTCTTTTTCATCGCTTTCAAATGAGCAGCGCGAATCTCTTTCGTCAGCTGATACATAAACTCTTGACGACTCTCAAAGAACAGGCGAGTGCGAGCAATGCGTGCCTTCTGAATCGCATTCAGCTTGACGGAATGACCGTCGATCTCGATGACGTCGGCATCAGCGCGAGCCATGCCGCCACGACCAGCAGTGTTGAGGCAATCGCCCACGCAGCCAGCGACCTCTGCCATCGGGCAGACCTGATAGCCAGACAGTTTCCAGGGAGCCAGATAAAGGATCGCAGTCATGTATCCCTTCTTCTGACCCTTAACAGTCTTCGCATTCGCATCGATGTTTAACAGTTTCATAAGTTTCCTCCAACCTATGGAACCATTCTACTATACTGTAATAATAAAAGCAAATAATATTATTGTAATAGAATCAATGACTTATGCGACTTGCTGTAAACCGACGATGAATTTCGCCTGTGCGCCCTGATCGACGAACATTGTGCCAACTTTGCTGGCTGAGGCAACATTGATGCCTGTACCCATAAAATAGCTAACATGAATCCATGGTCTTCCATTAGAAACTTCTAAAAGCAACTGATTGAACGAAATGTTATTCTTGATCCAAGTAGCGATTCCAAGATAATCTGATGGAGCAGCACCACTGAACTGTAGGTCTACTGCTTGTCCTGTTCCATGTTGTCTGTTATTTGTTCCTTGTCTGTATGTGTTAGTCACGATAACATTAGGATATTGTGCTTTTATTTTTTCATAACAGTTAAGAGCAAGATGAGCTAAGTTACAAAGTATCTGAGGCATCGTTAGATTGTAACTGCCTCCTTTGCTATCTACGATAGTCTGACATTTCAGCCATTTACCATCCCTGCCGCCAGATCCACCGCCACCACCCCAGAGAGCTGCTTTGGTCGTGAATGTCGAAAGAGATGTGCTCGGTGTTAACATAAGAGAAGAGTAGATTGGATCACCTGGAGGATATTCGGTATTAGTGTAAGAAGCGAATACAGAACAGTCAACTGTGCTGCCGCTGATGCTTGGTGGTGGTGTGGTGTCAGTGTTTCCTGACGTTGTCACAGGAGCAGAAGGAACCGAGTTTGATGTTAGAGTTCCTGCAGGAACAGTTTGCCCATCACCAGTGGTTCCTCCATACACTCCTGTTTTAAGACCAGTATCCACGTGAGTTTGTGATGTGGCAGTGTTGGCTGGAGTATCGAATTCATCACCATCACTTTCGCCTTCTGATGACGCATAATCATTCTCTGTTGTGTCCTGAAATGTGCCATCTGGATTTAATCCCTTGGCAGCAAGAGCAGCAATTGCTTGAAGATGTGCTGTGACAGGATCTACTGTTGAAGCAACTGCACTTGGTTTTGGTTGATCGACAGGATCGGCTTCTCTCGCCACTGGAAGGTTATCAGCAAAGACAGTAGGTGATCCTGATTGAATATATGCTGGACCGACGAGATAGACGAGATAACTTCCTGACATTTCAGACTCCTATGTTTAATATTCTATTTATTGGCCATAAATTTATTGAGTTTCTTTAATTTGTCTTCGGCTGCTTTGAGAATACGTTCACCATCAATGTGACCTTCTTCAATAAGAAGTTTAAGAACAGCAAACACATCACCAATTTCGTTTTCTACATGTTTTATATTCGTGATCTTCTTCTTATCTTTAGGATTGAAGCTATTCTCGCCGAACCGAAAGATCTTAGAAATAGCCTGAGTGGTTTCGGCGCATTCTTCAGAGAGTATTTGAAACAATTCGTTTTTTCTATCCATAAATTCCTAAAATGTTTTTGACGCTTGACTATCTCCATTTTGGTCCTTCGAACCAAGCAGCTATAGAGTATCTGGTTCCACTCAGCACAGGCAATGCAGCATGTGGAGTGAATGAGGGAAAGAATATCACAGTTCCTTGTTGACGAAGTTCATCTTTAGGTGGATATTCTTTAAACAATTCGTAGAATTCAAAATCACCCCCAGTATAGTCATTCGGGTCAGACAGCTGTACTACAACAGACAGTTTCCTATGATATTTATTGTCACTGTTGCCATACCAGAAAACATCATGATGTTTCTTGTATTCGCCTTGATCTTCACTTTTATATTCGGCTATTTGCAATCCTGATAGTCGAGTGATGTGAAAATCAAAATAGGTGTCATTCGCCCAATTTGCGATCCTCCAAAGATGATCAAAAATATAATAGAGTTTATCATCTTCTGGGTAAATCCATCTTAAAGTTGAGCGTCTGACACCATCATCTTTTTCCCCAGCAGTTCCAACCTTCGCAATTTCTGTTTCTTTCTGTAAAGCTATGTTTAATACAGTTTTACAATACTCTGCTGAGAAATGACTCTTTAAATACGTCCACTCTGCTCTCATGGATTCTTCTTGAGCCACGCAAGAACATTCTCAGGAGTAGAGACTTCATACGGATCACCATCGACATTGTGATCCTTTCCAGACTCTTCAAACATTGCTTCAATTCGACCATTCTTCACGACCATCGCATAGCGCCATGAGCGAACACCGAATCCAAGATTGTCCTTCTTGACAAGCATGCTCATCTTCTTGGTAAACAATCCGCCACCGTCTGGGACAAGTTTAACATTGTTAACATTCTGATCCTTGCCCCACTTGTTCATAACGAAAGCATCATTAACAGACAAGCAATAGATTTCTTTGATTCCAAGCTTCTTGAACTCTGGGAACAATTCTTCATACTTTGGAAGTTGCTTCTCAGAACAAGTTGGTGTAAATGCTCCAGGAAGAGCGAACAACACAGTACGCTTGCGCTTGAACAAATCCTTGCTTACAACATCTTCCCAGCGATATGGATTCGTTCCACCAACAGACTCATCACGAACACGAGTCTTGAATACAACACCACCAGGAACCTTCTTACCTACATAATCATTCATACTTCAATCTCCTTTTCATAGTCATAATTTTGCTCTTCTGCGTGAGTCCTACAAAGAGTGCGAATCCAACCACCACCGACTAGTTTGCCAGGATTGCCACATACTTCACAGGTCACAGCAGACATTGATTCTGCCATTCGAACCATGCCATCGATAAAGTCATCCCCACCATGATAATAAAATCTCAGCGTACCGTACTTTTCCTTGACCTGATCTGCTACAACCTGAGGAATTATCTTATCTTCTTCGCGCCATTTGGGAAGTTCTTCTTCTAAAACTTCCTTACGATATTTCTCCAAATATTCTGGCTTGTCTAAACACCAGCTAAAATATTCGTTAAACAGAGTAAAGTCCCCTGCTCGAGCAGCAGCAACCATTTCTCGATATTTTCGATTTCGTTCATTGCTTTCGATACGCTGGTTAATATGATGCTGAATATTGGCGCAAAGTCGATCAATAATGTTGAACCAACCATCGCCGTGGTCAAAACCCCAGCACATCGCAGTGGTTGTCATGTCAGCATGACGATTCTCAAATATCTTTGGATACTTCTTACAAAGCAATTCGTCTAGTTCTTTACGCACAACATTATCCTATTTTTACAATCCGATACATGCCCCAAATCTTACCAGCTTCTTCTGCTTCTTCATAGGTATTAAATGCTTTGGGCGTTTCCTGTTCATTCTGTGAATAGTCAACTACGAATATCCAATTATCTTCGTCAAAAGGAACTTGAATTCCAAACTTGCCAATAGGTGAAGGAGGAATACGACCATGCTTATGACCCACCTCATATGCTGCTTTGACCCAAGCCAAGATGACGTCTGGATTTATCTCTGGATGCTCAGCATACATAGAAAGTTCACCATAGAACCTTTCGGAACGTAGAGCAAAATTTTCTGTTTCATTAAACCAATCATCAAATGTATTCATTTCATCGAGTTCTTTTTTCATAAAATAATTTTTAGTCCTCTAAAGGAATAGTCACTGGAGTTTCATTTGTTCCTTCTAGTGGTTGACCGCGAAACTCTTCATAATAATCTTGTCTTCCAAAAATAAGCATGTTAATTATTTTAGTATCATCTTCTAAAGCAACAATTTCATGAGGATGATGTTCATTTTTCATATTGAAAATTTCACCAGATTTAAGAGTCACTGACCAATTCTTTTCTGGTCCATATACCTGACAAGATCCTCGCATACACATTACATTATGTCTCCACTTATAGTGGTGGTCGTGCATTGCGAGACCATCCCCACGATTTGGAAAGGTATACTCAGTTCCAAATAAATTTCCATTTTCGTAAGTCTTGAAGTGGAGCATTATACTATCTCAGGTTGAAACGCCTTCGGCGCATGCTTTATAAAACCTCATTGCGACATCATTAATATCTTGATCTTTACTTGCCCAAGCAATATCAACCAACGTCATTAATATCTTCTTACTCTTTTCATCAGAATTGGTAATAATTTTCTTGTACCAATATGACTTGTAATTATTTTCTTTCCAGTCTCCGCCAGCACTAACGGTAAACAGTGTTAGTCTGACAGTCATTTCAGCACATAAAGCATCTTGCGCACTTGACGCAAAGGCTGTTGTTGAAAATAAAAGTAAAAATGCCAACAATATCTTTTTCATAGATTATCCCTTTTTCTCCACTCTATACATTCCCAAACGCTTTCCAGCTTCTTCTGCTTCTTCTTGAGTCATGTATGTTATCTTATTCCCGCTCTGCGGATCAATAACATAAATCCACTCATCTTCGTCAATTGGTACTTTTAACATATAATTTCCAGATACAGCAGGAGTACTCTTAGAAGCATTTTGCATTTGAGTGGCGATCAGCTGTTCCTTGATCTCGCCCATTTCTTCTCTTAGCTTCTTGACTTCAGACTCAAGAGCAGCTAATCGTTCAATTGGTTCCATAACAATTATTCCTTAGATTATCTTTCGTTTGGATCTTCTGTTCTACGACGATCTAGGCAAACCGCATATCCTCTAGGATCGACGCTTGTGTCAACTTTGGATAGTTCCCTTTGGCATACTTGCTGAGATGGCATATCGACATAATGACACATTCCTAACATACAAATCATCAATACGAATGGTGACATTTTAATCTCCTTAATAGCACCATTCTATTTATTGGTGGGACCACAGAGACTTGAACTTACACTCTGTCGATTATGAGTCGATTGCTTTACCATTAAGCTAAGGACCCCAATTCAAATAATCCATTTTTAATCTTCATTATACTATCTTTTTTTATAATAATCAATTTTTTTGGGAAGTTTGACCACTTAGCCCTATCTCTATCAGTTTCATATCCCTTGATCTCAACATAAGAATCTAATTCAGATAGATAAAAATCTGGGAAATATTTTCTATTTCCATTCCAAATATAATCAAAAGATTCATCACATCTTCTGATATCAACATTATTGTTTTTACACCAAAGATAAAACTCCAATTCCCACTTACCATGGAATTTAATTCCATCATATATGATTTGTTTAACTCTACCTCTATTACCACTATTGTAGGCGTCAGGATGCTCGATAACAGCCTTCTTCATTTTCTTGCTGTGTTCTTCTTTTCTTTTTGAATCCCAGGAAATACCTCTAACCCCATTACCAAAACTTTTTCTAATTTCTTCAGTCAACGGTTTGGCTGTACCTTTTATCCACTGGTTAGATCCTTTTTTACCTTTCATACCATATGACGGTATTTTTGATTTAGCATTAGGATTCAATTTGCAGTGAATTTCATGTGCGATAACACTCTGTTTAGTTTTGCTTTCTCTCTTACAAAATTTACAATACATCATTTGATATCTCCAAGATACTATCTTTATTTAGTATTTTGGAGTTTCCTGCTCTAACCAATTGAGCTATAGTCCCAAATTTCATTAAAGTTGGTCGTGTTCTGTGACTCTGACATATTTCCCAAGAAGTTCAAATGTGCAATTTTGACAAAGATCAAGATCTACTTCATTTAAATCACCAAACATTCTATTACCATAGCCGCAGCGATCATGCCAAGAGAGAAATTCTAGAATCTCCATTTCGTCTGTGTATTCTACTTTACAACAGTCACAAGTAATAGAGACTAGCTTTTTTTCAAAGAACATTTCTTTCTGGTAGTTTTTCATTAGCTAACCCTAATACCATTTTACTATAAGCATGGTGTAAAAACAACATGATTACAAGATGACTCTCTTATCATAATCCTGTAATTCGTAGAATTTCTTAACTTCCTTGATGGATCTGCGAATCTCTACTGGGATTATATTACCTTGATGTTTACTGTCCCAAGCAATAAGAACATTAGCGAGTTCTCTCAAAACCTTTAGTTCAGCTGCTGTTCCTTCGGCATGAGTTTCAGTCTTCATATTCTAATTCACCCTGACATTTTTGACACTTATAAGATGGAGCAAATCCATGGCGACACTTAGCCCCGACTGTTTGGTCGGGGCTGTTGTGATGAGACAAACTAAGCTGTTCTGTTAGGCTGACTAATTCCTTGAAAAAGAGTTCAGGGAACATATCAATTTGAATCATTTCTGTCTTCATTTACTTCTTGTCCAAAGCGTAACAATCAACGCCAGCAAGATCCATGGCATTAGCAATTTCCTTGCCTTCATCACCAGCACGTGCGCGGAGGCATGCGGCTGACCTAAGTCCCATTTCCTGAAGGAGATGAACCTGCTTGAGCATCACACAGTTTTGATCAACCTTTGTTCCACCGCCACTCAAGCCAAAGACCTGAGTCTGAACGCCACCAGAAACAGAACCCAAACATGTATCCATACCGCTCGTCAAACTAGCCGAATATGCTGTGGTTACAGGAGCACGATAGTTCTGGTAATTGATGCTGGTGTTGTTGCTACCATTACCATTGCTGTTTCCATTACCGTTCGCGCTGGAAGTGCTTGCTCCAGTCGAAAGACTATTATTGCTTCCATTACCGTTGGCGCTCTGAGTGTTGGTGTTGGTGCTGTTACCGCTACCAGTTACAGAACCACCTGTAGCATTAGAGTAGGAATGGCTAGAACCACCAGTTGCCGTTACCGTTGTGTTGTTAGTATTTGTGTTGGTGTTGGTGTTGGTGTTGGTGTTCGTGTTTGTGCTAGATGCAGAACCGCCAGCACCACCTGAGCCACCATTGCCGCCACTACCGCCAGCGCCACCGCCCTGAGACCAACCACCACCATCACCACCATGATCATGACCGTGACCATCACCACCAGCCAAAGCAACACTCGAAACTGCCATCATACCAGCAAGAATAATAAACTTCTTCATAACAAAACTCCTAATAAAAATTATCCCTTAAATGAATTCCAAGGACGCATATGCACAAAAACAATCTTCCCATTCTTAACATTAACATCATAACAATTTGGATCTTTTTTTGCCATTTCTTCTTCAGAAAGTTGAACTGACTGATCATTTTCATTAACGACGCGAATAGAATGCGTCTGATTGATGAATGCTTGACCACTGGCTTGAATTACATCTTGTCCGAGAAGACTTCTCGGATCAAACTTTTCTTTGCTCATAAAATAATCCTCTTAAAATTATCAATAATTATACTTTAAATTCATCAACAAATCAAATTAAATTTTGACGCGATCGACCGCATCCATAGCGATCAGATTAATTCTGCGCTCTTTAGGATTAAAAGGTTTCTTGAAAACTGGAATGAAATCTTTGCCTTGAATATTTTGCACGACATACTTTGATGTGCTGTAAACGATTTCACCAGTGATTTTATTTTTGAATGTAAACAGACATTCACCCTTTTCTAGATGAATATCCTTACCATCGATGAGCCTTGCTTCGATATTCTTCATCTTCTTGTTCATAATAATCTTCTTCCAAGTTGTAATCTTTGAGACTTCTCTTGCGAGAAGTTGGATCTTCTCTATGATGATTTCGTTTCTTCTTCGAGCTCTTCTTATATTCGCCCCAATCATTATCCAAATCATCAAACTCATAATGCTTCTTAGCCATACCGTCTTTCTGTTACCTCTTTAGTTTCTTAGCTTTCTTATGGTCTACGCCATGTTTTTTACAATACAAGAACTGCTCATAAATGCCATCAGTTCTACCATATGCCTCGACTTCCCAAGGCGCATCCCAATATGTGTAATAACTCTTATGATCTTTATAGACCTTGCCTTCAAACTTTGTATCGCCATCTATATAGTCATACATCTGATTATTAGCATATTGCTTTACGTGAACCATCTCATGAATGATAGTCTTCATTGGTTCTTTCAAACGCTTCATCAAATTCTTTGTACGCTTGTTAATTTTATCTGTTGCTATCGTTACATTAAACTTTCGAATATCGTTTTCATTACCCAGATAATCACATTCACCTTGCCAACCGACAGCTATTTTATCACATAACTTGATATTGACTCTCATTTTCTTTTGACGAGATTTTGGTATGAATTTATCAAGAGTGAACTTAGCTACCTCTTCAAGAAGCTTTTGTTCAGATTTATTAAGTTTTTTGCCTATGAATCTGACCATGGGTGTCCTCCTTTCTGACAAGCATATTTATTTACTTTAATGCTCTCAGAAGGATCGTATCCCTATTGATTTTGCCGTTCAGAGGAAAAGACTTACCATTTACTTCGTCCATGAGCTTCCTGAGGACCAATTTCCCGCCATTGAGGACATTATTGAGGACTTTCTCAGGCTTTCGAAGCGTTTTCGCGAAAGATGTGCCAGTTGAATACCCGATGACTCGAGTGCCCTTTAGGAACAATCCAGCCTCATCTTGAGCGTTATAGACCGCCAAACGCTTGGTTTTGACGTTAAATGCCCAAAGTTGGCTCGCCCCGATAATATTGACTGGATCGATCGACTGAATCTTAAGATCTACGTCCTTTTCCTTATAAAGAACCTTTGCAGCAAGCTTCTGGAAGTTTACTGCCTTCTTCTTACGAGGCTTGCGGCTCTTGTTGACGTTCTGCGAAAGACGCTTGGCGTCTGTAATAATAGATGCCATTACAGCAAGAATACTCTTGATCTTATCCTTTCCAAGAACAGCATAACCTTCGCGAGTATCCTTACTCTCAACTTCTTTTACAAATTGTGCAGAACGATACTCAAAATATTCAATAATCTTGGAAGCATGCATAGGCTTCACATCATTTCTAATGAACCAATCATAGGCATTGAATGCCTTTAGACCAACTCCATGCTCATCGAGCATTCCTTCGAGCTCTCCGATATACTCATCAGTCTTCGATGAAATGCGCTCTTGGAGATTTACAACAACAACTGGAGTCTTCGGATTTACATCATCTTCAAACTTCGCTCGCATCGCATCAATGACAGCCTTTGTTCCATCAGAGAAAATAAATCCCCTCTGAGCCATTCGAGTCGTCCAAGCGAGAGACATGAAGTTCTTTGCAAACTTTACATCACAACCAAGATACTTGGCAGCATCTGCCTCATTCTTGTTGACGCCATACCAATTCAATGCTTCAACTACCTGCAGTTGAGTGGCAGGAACCAACCCTTCATAAGATGGTTCCAAATCCTTCACCATTGTATTTTTAGCCATTAAGCAAATTCCTAGTGGGAGACATATCAGCAGTATAACTCAAATTGTTCACAGAGTCAACTCTAAAAGAACGCCACTCATTGAGATCAAGATCAAACACGCGAATCACATTCGCGGCTTCTGTGAGAATAGTTCCCTTTCCGCGAAACTGCTCAGGGAGATACTGATCTCGCAACGTGCAGCGCATCGTCCGACTGGTTCCATCAACTTTTGTGAAAGTTACAGAAGCAACACCATTCTTCAAAACATTATAAATCTCATCATACGAAAACATACTTCACCTCATTTAATTTTAGTCGAGAAGTATTGTACCGTAACATATAGCCCGTTGTCAAGTGGAATTTTTGGTTGCCAATTCAATGAGTTAGCAAGTCCTATATCTGGTCGTCGCTGTTTTGGATCGTCTTCTGGTAATGGAAGAAACTTTAATTTAGATTTAGAGTGTGTAATTTTTATGACTTTTTCAGCAAGTTCAAGCATTGTGAATTCACTAGGATTGCCAAGATTCACTGGAGTTGTTATATTTGAATTGAATACAGTGAGCATACCTTCGATTAAATCATCAACATAACAGAAGCTACGAGTTTGACTACCATCACCATAAATTGTAATATCTTCGCCTCTGAGTGCTTGCACAATAAAATTGCTTACCACACGACCATCATCAACACACATATTAGGACCATAAGTATTGAATATGCGAATAATCCTAGTATCGACATCGTGGATTTTTTTGTAATCATAGAATAAAGCTTCAGCGGCACGTTTACCCTCATCGTAACAAGCGCGTGGACCGTAGCTATTAACATGTCCCACATAGTTTTCGTGCTGTGGCGAAATTTCTGGATCACCATATACTTCGGAAGTAGATGCTTGGAGAATTCTACAATCATGTTCCACCGCCAATTTTAATAAATTATTAGTACCTACGACGCATGTGAGCGTGGTCTGAATAGGAATGTTTTGATAGTGTATGGGAGAAGCAGGACAAGCAAGATTGAATATACCGTCAAGCTTGTAACCAGAAAATAAATTGTTATTAATGGCATTAATATCAAAATGGCGAACATGAACTTTATCATTCCCATAATACTCTTTAATATTGTCATAAGACCCCGTACAAAAATTGTCAACGATAGTAACTCTATGTCCTTCGTTTAATAATCTCTTAGTCAAGTGTGATCCGAGAAATCCCGCACCACCCGCAATCATATAATGTTTATTCATACAGCCTCTGCTTTTTGCTCCGCTACTCTCATTAAACCATTAGCCAATGCTTCCATCAACTCACCACGAAAGATCTTATTAAGAATCTCTTCTGACTTCTTACATTTCTTGATTATTAAACCTTCTTGATTTACTTTTACAAGATTGTTTACATAATACTTTAGATCTCCGATGATTGCTTCGAACACTTCGGCTTCGTTATTTTTATATAGTACGACATGATACTTATAACCAAGTTCATGCAAAGTAAAATCTTTGTCTTCTGATTCATTCATTTTCATTATAGAAAAGTTCCAAGAAACTCTTTCTTCATTAGTTTCTTCTTCGTTTACCGAAAAACAAATGCCATCGACTTCATCTTCTTCTAACTTTAATGTCTTAAAACTTTCTTTTCTGTTTTTCATTATACTACCCCTTTGCGATATACTTGATCGTATCCATACTTGGCAATATAATATGCGTCGACAATATCAGTCACTGGACTCCCGAGAGTCAGATTTCTGTTTAGTAGCATAGCGTAATCTTTTCCAGTCTCATGATGAAAGCACTCATACATTTTAGCTTTATCAGCATTTCCCTTTCCAGTTGCGAATTTCTTGACAACCGTTGGGGGAACAGTTTTGAATTTAAATCCAACTTCCCAAAGCTTGTATTTCAATAAACCAGCATTCTCTGCGATGTGAAATACCTTACCAGTCGAGCCGAAAGAATAATCTTCTATAAAGATAGTTGGTATTGGATTGGTTGGTATTTTGTTTATAAAGAATTCGGAAATGTTGTCGTATCTTTCTTGTTCTGTATAATATTCTTTATGGATATAGCCGACTGCATTATCAAAAGTACCGACTAGTTTCTTGTTGCTGGTTAGATAATAGAAAACTGATTTCTTAATAGATGGCTCTGCCATGATACACATGGCTGGCGATGTCAAGGAATAGTCAATTCCAATTACCATGACCC